CATAGAATAAATCTCTGGCTTTCAAATCTTCGTCGCCGTGGTTTTTACGCATATCCAAGAACTTCTCAATGTCGGCGTGCCAGGGTTCTAGATAGATGGCAAAGCTTCCGTTGCGTTTGCCGCCGCCTTGGTCAACGTACTTTGCAGTGTTGTTGAAAACTCGCAACATTGGTACAATGCCATTGGATTCGCCGTTTGTACCTCTAATATGACTGCCCCCCGCGCGAACATTATGAATATGCAGACCAATTCCGCCAGCCCATTTTGAAATGAGCGCACAATCTTTGAGAGTATTATAAATGCCCTCAATGCTATCACTTTCCATTGCAATCAAATAGCAAGAAGACAACTGGGGGTGAGGAGTGCCCGCATTAAAAAGAGTGGGAGTAGCGTGCGTAAAGTACTTTTGCGACATCAATTCATATGTCTCGCAAATTCTATGAAAATTGTCGCCGTGAATACCAATGGCAACGCGCAGCCACAAATGTTGAATTCGCTCAACAATCTTCTTATTAATTCGCATCAAATAGGCGCGTTCTAGCGTCTTGAACCCAAAATAATCAATCAAAAAATCCCGACTATAATCAATGATGCTATCTAATTTATTTGTGGTGAAAAGCGAGTCAATTCCATTTGGCGGCTCGTCAAATTGTAGAACGACTTGGTAGAGGTCTTCCGATACGAGCGGTGAGTGTTTGCCGTGCGTGTCTTTGTACATATACAGTTGCTTCATTGTATCCGAAAAAGAGGAGGATGTATTTTTTTGATGATTAGAAACGACAATGCGTCCAGCAAGAACATTGTAGTCGGGATGAATAGATGACATTGCGGCACATTGCTCTGCCGATAGTTCATCAATTTGCGTCGTGGAAATATTGTTATATAACTGGTCAATTACCTTCATAACAAGTGAGGTATAATTGATTTTAATGTTTGCTTCGGTTCCGATGTTTTTAATTCGGTTTAAAATTTTATCAAAGGATACAATTTCGGGTTTGCCTGACCGCTTGGTCACATACATTTCGTCGTCCATACTTAAAGAAGATGTGGAATTGTTCGGCGGGCTAGACATTTATATTATATACGTATAAATATCTATATCGTTTTCGTCTAACTAAAATCTAGTTTTACGAGACATACCTTTTTATTATCGGGCATATTTTGGATAGTATGAACGCCAGATATGTCGTTAGTTTGGACGACGATTTTAGGAATCCGTTTTTTTGCAGCACGGTGTTCATAACCGTTCTCACGTTCTAATAAAATCGTGTTCCAAACGTCTTGGATTTGACTTACCGCCGCAGCAAACCATTTTCGGTTTCTTTCAATAAGAACACACGAAAATTCATTGACGTACCAATAAATGGTAGTAAACAATACTAGTCCTTGTTCCCTAGCTGCTTGCCTGGTAGTATCAGTCCATTCGCGTATGCTCGTTTTTTCAATCGAAATATTCAGCGGCATATAACGATATACTGGATCAGACGTATCGGTATCGCGTTTTATAAAATGAAGTACAACGCCTTTGTATTCAGATGCAGCGTCTGCATAGAAGTCTTCTTCGTCGGAATACTCCTGTATGCGGGTTTCCACAAAGTCACATTTGTCCAACCCGCACGTTTCCATTTGAATTTGCGTTTGTATCCAATATTCTTCCTTTGGAACGCCCGTTATTTCACGATTGACGATATTTTTGATTTCAAGCATACGACCATACCTACTAGAAATCGGGTCAATATTGATTCCATCAGGCGATGCCCCAATGCACGAATATGTGGGGTGTTGAATACACCCAAATTCGCCCACTTTGGTTTGAAACATTGTTTCATACACCATCACAGTAACTGGTTCATATTTCACTCCCCAATGCATTGGTGAATTTACATTGGTTGTTCTAGTTTCGCCTTGCACAGGTTCTGCGGGTTTACATTTTTCATAGATTAAACTGTTTATTTGCGCCTGACTTCCAAACACTTTCCATAGATTGCTTGCAGTAATGAGCCCGTTTCTAAATGCATACCATTCGGGCGTTCGTTGTTCAGGTTGTGGGATGGACTGCAGATGGGCAATTTGTCTAGCCAGTGACCCGATTTCATCGGACGATAATAAAGTGATTGTGCCGAGTGTATAAGGCATTGACCGCTGGGGCATGCCATTGCATACATTATACGTTTCCATCACCTCCTCTACCATTTCCAGAATGTCGTCATAGTCGTCTTCCTCGCATAGACCCGCAGTTTCCCATTCTTGATATAATAGTTCGGCAATCTCCTGGCAAATGTCCGAATAAAACGTGGGCGATGATAGTTTAATAATGCCTTGTTGAAAATATTCATCAATTTGTTCATATACATCCATAATCGTTTCAGCAACATCATCATCTGTTATATTTTCCAATGAGAACACATCATATTCTGATGATTCGCTACACACATCCGAACTTCTGTCCACGTCGCTCGACCCAGACGTTGAAACATAATCAGAGTCGTTATCCATTTTCTATTTGTAATATAATAAAATATACTTTCTATATATTTTACTAGAATAAAGCCTTTGGCGCATTCAATTTTGCGTAAGGACTATTCGGGGGTTTCCTTCGCAGATACTCGTTTCGGTGTGAGAGATTTCAATGTGGAAACCCGCTTTGCATCAATAATGCGAAGCGTAAAGTTGTGCGAAGTCTGATTAAAATGGAGAGCAGGTATCGCGTCAATTTCTTGCTTGTCTTTGTCATATGAAACGTCTTTGGTTTTTTGTAGCTTGTTTTTTTCCAGACATTCAATAAAAAACGCCTTTAACAACTTAATATCTTTTGCAGGATACCCGTGTTCCTTGCCATATCGTTCGGCGAACTGATGCAATTTTTGGATTTTAACCGTTTTGTCAATCTTATTCCAATTGTCCGATTTATTACGCTGCTTTTCCTTTTCAAGCAATCGGTCAATTTCATTATAATTATTTTCGTCGCGACTCATCTGTGGTTCAGTCGAGGCATTAGAGGCATTAGAGGCATTAGCCGCGTCACTCACCTGCTGTTGTGGTTGTTGATTGTTATTTGAATTGTTGGTAAACATAGTATTAGGTCACTGCTTTATATTATATGTAACATAATGTTTATCTTCTTTTTTAAAGTGTTATATTATCCAATGCGTATTCATTGCCCATTATAAGATGTAGTCTTATACTAACTAGATGGAGAATATAAAAAAAATACAAATGGCCCCAACAGAAGGTGCAAAATGGATGCCTACGCAAGACAATGTAAAGCATATAAATGTAGATCTAACGCCCAAAAAAGAGCGTCGAGATGGGAGATGCGAAGATCCAGACGACGACAACGAACAAGAACAAGAACCAGAACAAAAGGTTCCCCGCAAACGAGTAGTAACGAATATGAGTGAATGGACATTTACAGAAGCGGAACTGTCACCAGAAAATCAGATGGAATACATCCAACAAATATACAATGATTCAATTACGGGTCAAAACGAAAAGAAATGTAAATTGGTGCTGCAACAATTGAAAGCGAAGTTGTATGGGTATCGTAACCAAGACACAATAAAAAAAATCTATTCTGAAGAACAATTTATAACAATGAAGAGAACCTTGCAACTATTAATAGAGTCTAATTGTAGTTGTTTTTACTGTAATAAAAATACAAAGGTTCTCTATGAGTATGTTAGAGAACCAACACAATGGTCACTAGAACGCATTGACAATTCCATCGGACACAACAATGACAATGTGGCAATCGCGTGTTTAAACTGCAATTTGCGTAGGAGAACAATGAACCAAGAACGCTACGTTTTTACAAAACAATTGGTCTTACTGAAAAAGGAATAAATAATAAACGTATATAAACCTTGTGTAATATGTAAATGTAATAGAACAGAACATGGAACCATTGTCGCATCACGCAGGAGTTTATGATAAATTAAATAGTTTTTACACATCGGGCAAAATACCACATATTATCCTGCACGGACATCACGGGACGGGTAAAAAAACAATATTAAACTGGTTTATCAACAAAGTATACGAGGAGAACAAGACCATCATCAAGAACAACGTTATGTATGTGAATTGTGCGCACGGAAAGGGCATCCGATTTATACGTGAAGACCTGAAATTCTTCGCAAAGACCAATATCCAGTCTAATAACGGGTCAAACTTCAAATCCATTATATTATTGAACGCGGATTTTCTAACAATAGATGCACAGTCCGCACTACGAAGATGCATAGAATTGTTTAGTCATAATACACGTTTTTTTATAGTAGTGGAGAACAAGGACAAATTGTTAAAGCCCATTTTATCAAGGTTTTGTGAAATTTATGTCGCCGAATGCATGAATGAAAACACTGTTGTAAATTTAAATCGGCGATTAATTGCGGGGATAGAAAATGCGTTAGATGCCGAACAAGTGGAACGAATAACCGAATGTTTATCCAGATTAGAAGAAGAATCAGTAACGCACGCCGATATAATAACCGCATCGGGCGAATTGTATGAAAATGGGTATTCTGGGCTGGACTTGATTAAATACATAAGCCAGACGAAACGGTTTGATGATAAGAAAACGTCGGCAATTGGCGTGTGTTTTAATATAATCAAATCCGAATATAGATGCGAGAACCTGTTGTTATTGTACATGTTGGACTATATATATTTACGTTCAAAAACAGATATAAAAAGTGTCTTGACATTATAATTAATATGGACGATTTTGTTTTGTCAAATTTGCAGGAATCACGGAATGAGTGGTGTAGTAGATTGGTCAGTATTTTTACCCCACTGATATTGGGCGGCATTCGTTCCATCTTTAATGAATCGTGGAAGTTGTGTTTGGATAATGACGAAGCGAATAAGTATTTGATGACCTTTCAAAATTTGTTGTCACGTATCCCGAAATGGAATAATGAAATCGTGGAGGAAGAACGCAAACGCATTATTGAACGAAGCGGCTGTAATTATTTAGAAGATTTGATTACGTGTGTGCATATTATCCAATTGAAGGTCTTGACGTGCATTCGCGTGGGCAACAAACAAAAGAAGATTGATATTTCCATTCCCAAACTAGATAGTTTTATTCACAAGGTGTACATTCACGTCGCCCGCAAGACATATTCAAATGTCTATTTGTTTGATAAAAACGTGACTCCTCTGCAATACCAGAAGAATACGCGTGAGATTGAGAACATTATTCAAGAATGCATCTTAATTGCGATACGTGAAAGCATTCCGACCGAGGCGATTATCCGAGCATACATGGACGAAAGCGTGGAACAAGAGGAAGAGGTGATTATTGAAAAGATTGAAGACGAGGAACCTGAACCAGTCGCCGACAAACCAAATCAGACCAAGCCCGCTGACAGTGCCATTGCAAACGAAGAAGATATCCCCGCCGTCGTTCCCGCAATTCAGAATATTAATAATGAAGCGGTTGTAACGAAACTGTCATTTAACAACTTGGACGATGTATTAGACGATAGAAATAATGTAACGAAAATAGACGCACCGAAGACGATTGAGCGATTGGAGGAGATTAGTACGTCACGCGCAATTCAGCGCAAGTTAGACGAATACGAGTCGTCTGATGAAGAAGACCGCATACAAATACACACCGATCCTATTTCACTCAGCGGCATATCTGTATTGGACAATGAGCAAGCAATTAAACCAGTTGCCGACGCATTTGTACTGAACGACGTGGAAGAATTGTTTTAGAAACGTACATATTTAGGAATGTGCGTAAAAATAAGTAATATATAATCATTGGGGAATTATATATTTCATAATAATGGAAAAGTTGTTTATATTGGCGACCCTAATTACCTTTCTGTTTTGTTCAATGAAGATAATTGAGATGAAATACATTTCAAAGGAATGGAAACCATTAAAGACGATTATTCGTGACGCAGTGGTTGTCTTTATTTCAGGCGTAGCAGGGATTTTTGCATTTAATGCATCAAATGGGTCAATGACAGATTTCTTTAATATTGTTACTGACAACGCAGTTCTCAATCCTTCAGCGACCGAGGTATTTACTGGCGAGCCTGGGTTCTAGATTGTATTATCATAAAGCGTCATTTTCAACGACGAATGACACTTTATTTTGTGAATTCAGGAATTCCGATAACTACCTCAATATTACTTGGCAGCGTATGCATGTCAATATGTCTGGCAATATCTTGTGCAAGATACAGCGTTAATTTCATTCCTGAATTGTTCGCTAGACACTTGCTCGTCCATTTGTCTAATTTCAACACATCATTTAGTCCGACAATCCGTCCATTTACGCCCAGATGTTGCGTGGGTCGTTTGCCAGGTTTACCATTGGTATGTTTTATTCTCCATTCGCACGAAAGCGCGTTTCGGTGGTCAGGAAATCCAGTCAATAAAGCATATATTTCCCATCCTCCCCCACGTCCGTGCGTATAAACTGCACCCCCCGAAATCTCTTCGTTGTGTTGTCGGAGACGACGATATGGGTTATTCGTAGAGCCGTTGTATGTTAAATGACTATATTGAGGCTGTTTATTCCGTAGAATGTAACAATACCACTGTTCTGGCGGAGTTGTTGCCTCCACGTTCTCAATCATCTACTATTTAATATAGATAGTAGATAATTAATCCTTCTAAACACAGCAAGTCCAATTAAACACAGCAGGGCATATTAAACACAACAAGGCAATTGGTCAATATCCATACATTTGACTGCCGCCTTCTTGTCCGAAGACTTAAACTGTTTAAAATATGAGTATTTTAGCTGTGCCTGCGGTGTGTGTTCGTGCACGGTTCTCGCCGCCATCTTATATAATTTGAAATTGGGATAACGTTCATCTCCGTTTCTCTTATATAATACATTTTTACCCCTATCATCTAAACACCAACGATGTATTGTTTTTTGCAGTTCATCATACGTAGAATAATCTTCATCGTCGGGAATAATAAAATCATAGATGGAACAGCCCAACCGACATAAATCAAAGCTATAATTCGGTTCAATTATTGGTTTGGTATTGTCAAAAAATGGTTCACAATTGTATTGGGTTGCGGCATCTCCGCCAGGCGCAAAACTATCGCTGCATATTGTATTCCCACCAAATTTATAAATGCTACGACCAAAGTCTATTAATTTGAATATTCTTCCGTAAGTTGGCACCTTGTATGTGATGTTCTCGTACTTGTAATATAAAAATGGTTCGTCGGTTTCAGTATACATAATATTATTGGTATGCAAATCGTTATGTGTGAAATTAAACATCTTTTGATAAGCAATCAAAGTCATTATCACTTGAAACAATGCCGCCGCTGCCTTGTTCTCGTCCAGTTTGCGCTTTATAAGTAATTCGTCAATTGTTCCAATGCACTTCTCTAAACAGATTAGTTGCACTGGGAAGTTATGGATGTAACCGTGCTGCACCTCGTCTGAATCAGTGCTGTCGTCGTCACCAATATCATCACCGTCGCCGTCACTGTCTTCGTCGGTTTCCCACGCGCCACTATCATCGTCATCATCATCGTCGCCACAATCGCCGTCGCTGTCAGAACTATCATTATAATCGCTGTTGTCCGAACTAGAAGAACTATTGCTGGACGATTTATTCGAAGTTTCCGTTTTGCCGTGGTTCTCATATACAGTTTCAGTTTCAATCAATTCGCTAGTGGGTTCATCCGCTGTCATTATATCCGTCAACGAAATGGCGCTAATATTATGAGCATTCGCACTGGATATTCGCAACTTGACCCGATTTGATCGCGAACTATCTGCATAATACGATGTAGCATCGTGATTGCATATGTTAAATAGCTTGTTTACGTTTTCATTAAAGAACGGCGAGGTATTCAGATATTCAATGTCGTCCGCAACATTCATCCTATATTTATCCTGAACTCCGAGAAAACTACCATAAAAGTCTATGCCATTCACGAACCCATATTCGTGTAACGTTCTGCTCGTAAGGTAAGAGAAAAAACAATCGGTGTATGCTACGTTATTATGATTATCCAGTTTTGGAAACCCACTAACATTAAATTGCGGTAACTGGCGTACGACGTCTCCTTCAGCTGCATATTTACCAACCATATACCGAATGGGATCAAGCAGCGGAGAATATTTAATGAATACGTTTTTTTGGTGCATAGTGTCATCAAGACGATCCTTGACAGTAACAGTGTTTATAAAATGATATCTATGGTTTAATTGGATTGAATTGTAATTTGTTTCGGTTACTGGCAGAAAACGGTCATACATTGGATTATAAGATTGGAACCCCTTAATCCTGAAAGGATTGTAATCATATGTAATGTCATCGGGACTACTGTGATAAGATTTTTCTAAACTATCCCTATCTAAGTTATTGTGATTACATAACTGGATAGAAAATATGGGCAAAACTGACATTTATAACTAAATGGTATATTGGTTTTATATATTATAAAACACATATCTAAACTCATTACAAATAGTGCGTTAAGCTGCGTTTAGGCATAAGCAAGAATTTATCAATAGTATCTATACACTGAATGACACTAGAATTAAAAAGGTTTAATATGCGTGATATTACATTTAAGCCCGACGAGAACAAGGGTCCAGTGATTGTTATGATTGGGCGTCGTGATACAGGTAAGTCATTTTTGGTAAGAGATT